CGATATAATATCAATAATTATTTGTGATGATAATCTATTCATAATCTGACACCACATGATATTCAACATAGTTATTAAGGCTGTAATCCTTGACGGACATCACCTTGTATTCTTTGCCGTTATAAATAATTCTATCGTTTGTTTTTAGGTTGTTTGTCCCTGTTATAACGTGGATTTGCAACCACTCCCATGACCTTTGGCCATCGGGCTTTAATGCTATTTGTTCAGGTCTTAGGGGCTGTATCGTGCCGTTGAACGTAAATGTGTTAATAACATCGGTCACAAAGCCATCAAACACGGCTTGCGTCACAACATTAAGAGTAATCTTTGTTGTCCACCCATCAAAAGCCGCCGCCATTTGAGGCATACCCGATAATTGATTAAGAGGTTGAGCCATTATAAATCACCTTTTTTCACAACATCACTTGTTATTGACCGTCTTAATTGCCCTGTGTCAATCAATGGCGCACTTGAACCCTTACGCGCTATTGTTTGAGGGTTTAGGGCAGCCCATTGCCCATAACCACCGCTTGAAAAGGCTTGTTTAACATATGATTCAGCAACAACACCCAAAAGCGAATAAACGGTCTTAATCTGATTATTCTCAATTGCGGCTTGAACTGTTTTACCACCCATGGATTTAACAATGTCCTTTTCTTTGGTTTCAATAGGCAATCTTAAAAAAGAACGAGCAGGGATATTGTTTGTAATACTTCCCATTTCTTGAATAACACCAATTGCACCGTTTGTTAAACCAGAACCTTGAGATGTTTTTTTATTGTATTGTTTTTTCCCTATCGTAACAGGGGTGGTCTTGTAATGCGGCGTGGACGCTTGAGATTCCAAAATACCCACACGAGCAACATAATCCCCACCTATTTGACGCATAAGGCTTTCAAGTCCATCAAGGTTATATGAAATAGACGTTTGATTCATGGGTTTGTACCACCTTGCACTGCGGCGAAATTCCCAACCAAAAATGGCAATACCATATTAAGGAATTTTAACCCATAGGCCGATTGAGTATAAAATGAATATACAGGGTTTTTCAAATACATATCAGGTATGCCATAAGATTCACTCACTGACCCAACGGAACGCGATTGCAAAGGAAACGCGCCCAATCCACTTATGCCGCGCTGTGCGGCTCTTATATCATTCACAAGGAAGTGTGCCGTTAGGTATAAATAACCAAGTTTGATATTATCATCGCTTGAAAACAAAGACTGATTAAGCATCATTTTTGCCTCTGCAAATGCCTTTTCAATGTCGTTATCAATAATGTAATTGTCCAAGTCATCAACCGCAATTGACCAGTTATTTGTCACCGTAGGCAAAATGCCTGTTGTGCCATTAACTATGCAGTCATAGAATAATTTTGTCGTGGCGTAATAAACGCGGTTGCCACTATTGTATAATTCCGCGTTATCGTATTCGTTTAAAAATGGAAAATCCCTACGGAATAGGCTCTTAAAGTCATCGACTGTTATTGCGCTCAAGTCCATAGGGATTCATCCTTATTATTTATTTGTTTCGTCTTTGGCTTTACCTTTTACTGGTTTAGCTTTTTCAAAAACCTTAACTGCATCATCTGTGTTGATTAACTCACCAACGAACAAATCCTGCAATTTTTTAGCCGTGTCTTTATCAACGGAAACCGTGTCTTGAGGGCGAATTACTCCGCCATCAATAACGATATCACGTTGACCTTTATTAAATAATTTAACATCTGTCATGGTAAAACCTTTCTATGCGTAATCGAAGTAAAGAACTTCTTTAGGGCGGTATGCCTTCACGCCAGTGAATTGTCCATATCCAACATTCTGATACGTAAACCCATTAATGCTGTTTTGAACAGTATTAGTGTAATCCACAGGAATATCCATACGCAAGCTATCTTCATCATAATTCAACAATGTATAACGGTTTTTATTCAAACCAGCCACGTCCGCATTTTGTGCTTGATTCGCATAAGCCAAAGGACGAACTTCAAAGTTAGGGTTTTGTGTAATCGTTTTAAACGCTTCCAACAAATAGCTTAATTTTGAAATATTAGGGAATGATTCGGAATAAGGAGCAACCAAGCCATTATAATCGTCTTCAGGGATAATAAAGTGCGTTGGCATAGCCGTGAAGTTTGAGTTACCACGATAAGCCGCAACAACACCCGCAACAAAGCCAGTGTATTCAGTGGCCGTCATTGTTGATAACTTTTCAGTAATCAATGTTGTGTTCGCTGTAACGTCCGCTTGCGTCAAAAGACCTTTAACATTGGCGTTATCTGTTGAACCCAAGAAAGCGATTTTCTGAATACCCAAGTCCCAGTTTTTCTTACGTGCGCGTTCTTTAGATGTGATTAAGTCCCAGTTACCAGAACGAGCCGCCATGTTCAAATCAATCAATGAATAATTAATTTGCTTAGCCCAGTTAATAACAGGCACAGTGATTGAATCAACCCCTGCATCCGCATCAGCCAAACGAGCATTTGACGCGCCTGTGTTTTGGATTCCTGTTTCGAAATCACCCGCGATTGAAAAATCACGGTACGTTAAGATATCACTTGACCATGCACCTTCACCAACGCGAACTGGTAAAAATTCAGAAGGGCGAACCGTAAAGAATTTTTGCTCAACAACGCGCTTTGAAATAGCGGTCAAAGTCGTCATGTCAATCTCATAACCAAGTGAATTCATAATCTGTTGGTTATGACGTGCAATGTTTTGCTCTTGTGCATTAAGAACAATAGCATCGCCCTTAGAGTTTAAAATTTGTGTTTTCATTTTTATCTTTCCTTTTCAATTATGCCGCAACAGGGGTTGTGATGAATACACGAACCAAGTCACCATCGGCGGCCGCTTTGTCTAAAGCCCATCCAACGGCAGGGTTTGTTCCTGCGGCTGTAATAACCTTAACATCGGATACGTCATATTCAACTTGTGCGCCACGAGCGATTGCCGCCCCTGCCGTCATGTATAAAACAGAACCTTGCATCGCCACTTCGCAACGGTCGCCCGCGACAAATGATGCATCTTTCATGTTACGAACGATAAAGCCAAAAGCCCCGTCTGTGTCCGCGCCAAGCTGTTCAACCTTAGGTACTCCACCTGCGTTATCTGTTACTAATACCGCTTCGCCCGCAACCATAGTCGCCGATTCTGCCGCATCAATCTGACATGTGATAACAGAACCGTGAAACGATAAATCGGACGCTCCCTGAACTGTTTCCATGCTAAAAGCATTAATAGTAGTCATTGTTTTCTCTCCTTATTTATAATTAATAGCGTTCTTTACCACGAGCCAACTTATCCATACCCAAATCTATGGCCATTTTGCCATATGATATTTTTTCAGCATTTTTAAGCTCTTCAAAATGATTTTGCTTTTCATCATCTTTTTTGCACTCGGATTCGTTTTCTTTTTCTTCCGTATCAGATTCATTCTCTTTTTCGTCTTCTTCGGATTCGTTTTCTTTTTCTTCCTCGGCGCACTCGTTTTTCTTTTCATCGCAAAGGGCTTGATATTTATTGATAAGCTCTTTTAGTGTCATTTTTTCGTCACCAACAGATACTTCATCATCCATATTCATGGTCTCTTTTTCGTCTTCTTCTTTGGCGTTTTGAATGGCCTTAACCATATCGCCAACGAGGACTTCGGAAATAGAACCGTCATCATTTTTAATTTCCACGAAGCAATCAGCGTCTACTTTACTGACTTCCTCTTTTTTAGTCTTGAAGAACTTCATAATAATTCCTTTCGTTCCTTCGGTTTTAGAGTTTTTCAGCTCATTTAATTGCTGATTTTTTTCATCCTGATAAACCTTATATTCGTCAGGGGTGAAAATCTGTGCGTGTTCGTAACGCGGATTAGGGACAATCGCCAAGTGCGTAAAGTCACCATCTAAAAATTCACGGTCATATGGCACGTTGTGTTTTGTGCCTTGATTGCCAACACGCTTAGGAATATAAGCATTAGATACCGACCAACCGTTGTTAATCTTTTCATGGCCTTCATCATCAATAACCATAAACTTAACCCAAAACCAACCATCTTTTTCATTATAAAATGATTCCGTGACATAACCCACAGGGGCGGTTTTAATGTCTTCTAAACGCTCTTGATCTGTGCGTTCATCATGCAGGATATAAACAGGCTTGCCATTAAATGACTTCATCATGGATTTAATTGTGTCATCTTGAATAAGGATTGTTTCGTTATTATAACCGCATACACCGTCCTTCATATGACGGGCATAATAAAACTTTGGGTATTCTTTGGCGTTGTTTAATTCGGTCATAAATTCCCCAAACAAAAAAGGCCGAATTGCAATTAAGCAAAACGACCTCGGTTATTCCGATAGTTATTTTTCACCATGATATATTATATTATTTAATATCGCAAGGGGGTTTTTCCATTTGCTCGGTTTTGGTGGATACTATGCGCCCATTCTCAAACTTAAACGTGATTGAACCGTAAAACCTTGATTTTATGGCATCCATGATTTTACCAATGCCCCATTGAAATAATTCATTGTTATCCATTGTTTATTATACCTATCTTAATCAATAACCGCAATAGCAACACAACGGCATCCAAAGTCTTCGCCCGCGTGTGCTGTTCGGCCTGTCATTCTATCCACCACAGGCGGACTATCCCATAGAATAACCTTATTATCCAAATCCTTGTGTGATTGCCGTACACGTTCGTCATTGGACGTTGACCATATGTATTTCGTGACCCCAAGGTCTTTATATCGCGTTTCGTGATACTTTGACATCAATAACGCTGTTTCCTGCCGTGCTAAAAACTTCGCCTTATTCTTGGACACTTTGTAATTATCTTGAATGGTTTTTTCAAGGTTACTTGCCCTATACCCTGCCATGGCGTTTGTTGAAACGGTTTGGCGCAATGATAATATGTTTTCACTCGCCCAATTACGAACATATAAATCAAGATTCGCGCCCCACTCTGCGGATATAATATTGGCTTGCTCGATTGTGATTTGAGGCGGTATAGCAAAGGGCGTGACTGATTTTTCAAAGTCGCGTTCCATGTCAATAAGTGTTTCAGCATACATATCGGGAATTTCGGATATATCGTTTATGCGGTCAATATCCACACGGTCAAGGGATTGTATAATATCCGCCCTTAAATTATTAAACCGTATTTCCGCGCCCGCTTGTGCCATTCTGTATTCGTTTGGCAAATCAATAAGCGTATATGTTTTTGATTTTTTATTATAACGCCCACCTGATTGGCGAATAATTCGCCCTATGGATGAATTAAACTGCCCACGTATAGAGTTACCCTCGATATAGACTTGACCGCTTTCTATGGCCTCATATAAGGCATCACCAACGCTGTTTTTAATAGGTTGCTCGCCAATAACCTTAAACAGTTCCTTGTAAACCAATTCAAAGAATATCCGCTCAATTTCATTTTGAACGGATTTATAATATTTATCTCTTAATGGAATAGGGGGAAGGCGTTTCACTAAACAACCTCTTTAATCTTAATCCCCGATAAAATAACCTTTGTGGCTGTACCTGTGAAATACATAAATGACGGGATGGCCTCAAATGATTTAATTCCTGTCAAATCCGTGGCATCAGCATTTAATGTCATATCATCAATAATCGGTGTTCCTGTTGGTTCTTCTTGCGCCATGTATATGCTTGTGTTTCCACCTGACACACTAACTGTTGGGCGTAATTGTTCACTACCACCAAAGGCCACTGTTTCATATAGCGTGTCTAATACAATTTCAACTTGATAATCTTTAAGAGCCATCTGCCCCTCCTTCTTTTGTTGTGAAGTCACCATCAATAGGGTCATTCAATTCTGTTTTTTCATCAATCTCAACAGGCAATAAGCTATCTTTGTTTATCGCTTGTTTGTACTCATCCGTGCTTATACCACCGATTTGTAACGCTGATTGGACACGGTTAAATTTGCGGTCCTTAACATCTTCCTCCTCTTTAGCGGACAAAATACGAAGGCTCTTAAATTCAATCTGTAAATCTTCAGGAATAAATCCGAATAGCTTTTGACACGCCAAACCGATTAAATCCACCGTGATGTATTTTACCTTTGACCGTATTTCGCTTTCAATCATGGCGTTGTAATTCTCAATGTCATCTTCACCAGAATTAAAGCCCGCACTTGATATGCCGAATAACTTTGTGACAGGCATTCTTAAATCGGCGGCGATGCCTTGGCGGATTTGAACAAGAATTTCAGCCATACCAGAAAATGATATTTGCTTTTGTTCATAATCATCCTCTTTATCCATGGTCACGGCATGATTGAAATTCTTAATCATGTTCCCCGCTTGTATTCTATTTGACACCTTTGCCGTACCGCCTGCCGTCATAAGCGCGGAATTAAAACCAGTGATTTTATAAACATCAACCTTGGCTTCGTCTAATAATTCAAAAATGACATCTTGATTTTTAAGATACTGATTAAGGGAGCGCACAACCTTTTCCATGACAGATAAACCCCAACCACGAAGGCGGGGGCGAGTGAAAGAAGGGGCTTCCTTTCCCTCAATCCTGTAAACACGCGATTTATGTACGCGCTTGCCGTAATAATGGAAAAAGTCGCCATCCTCTGGAAGCTTATCTTCGCTGTAAACATCTAGAACAACACCCGCGTTTAACTGGTATAGCTCCCAAAGGTCAACGGCTTTTAATTCTATATTTGATTTTTCGTTTAATTTTGTAATATCAAAAGGCGTATCTGGCTTATCCTCATCCACGATTAAAATAGCACCTCCACCATATAGCCTTGACCATTTTAATGCTGTTTTAAGTGTTTCAATAAAACGACTGCGCTCAAGATATACCTCAAGTTTTTCAATATCATCAGCATCAAGCTCGCCTGATTTTATTGTGTACCCACGCGAAAAAGCATCATCGACTGGCTGATCAACCAATGTTTGGACAATCCCATGCTCTATATACATTTCAGATAATAACTGGCGATAATTTGATATTAAATACCAACGATTATTCTTAAACATCGTGTCGGTTTGTGATAATTGAGAACCGCCATATGCCCCGATTGCGCCGCCTTGATATAAACCAGACACAAGCGAAGTTAGGGAATTATTAATCTCTTTTAAATCTGACACGGCAAGCCTTTAAAATTGGTTTTATTCATGTTACTATTA